ATGAGTGAAAATTATTATATCACGATAGGAGGCAAGTCAAACTACATCAAAATCCCAACCAAGAAAGAGAACGAGGAAGGTTTAGAAGAAGAAATACATTATTACTCCAAGAAGGATAGTTTTAAAGCACTCAAACGCTTGTTTTCTTTACTCAAATTGGACGGAGAGAAGAAGAATAAGGCAAAACTAACAAAACTAATTGACTTTTTCAACGGACAAGTGGGGTATTTAAATAAAATAAGGGCAGAATTGGATATTTTAGAAAAGGTAATGACGCAGCCCAGAAAACCAAAATGGGAAGATGTAACCCACAATCTCCAGTTCATTAAGGAACAGATTGCGAATATTTATAAGATACCTCTCACGAATGATGTGTTCAAGACAATCAATAATATAAAGCCCAATACGGCTCTATCAACGATTTCTACTCTCAAAGATTATTTCTCAACAAAAGTAAATAATAATTCAAAAGATTTTCTACGATACAATATATAGATGAACTTTGAAAACGAAGGTATTGCTCTCGCATTATTAGAAAATAAGGAAGAGAAAGATAGAAAGAAGTGGAAGACGCTCTACTTAACAGATAATAAGACGAAGGTTGTCTCAGGACAAGCGTTTCGTGAAGTCAAGTTGAAAGACAAGCCCAATCTTCGTTTCCAGCCCATTCCAGATAAGAGTTGCGAGCGTTCCATCAGGTATGTAACTGGAGCATCAGGCAGCGGTAAATCATATTATACCAAGATGTATGCGGACGAATACAAAAGAATGTATCCAAAGAGAGATATCTATATTATCTCTAGTATCAAACAAGATGCTACTTTGGATAAAATCAAGGATTTGAAGCGTATCAAGTTGGAGGGCGATTTTCTTTGTGAGGAATTGACGGCAGAGGATTTCAAGGACAGTTGCGTAATATTTGATGATACGGATTGCCTTACGAATAGAGCAATAAAACTAAAAGTAGATGCGATACTAAACTCTGTGCTTGAAACAGGTCGCCATTTTAATGTGGAGGTGGTCTATACATCCCACTTGGCGTGTAATGGGCGAGACACGAGGCGTATTTTGAACGAGTGTAAATCTGTGACCATTTTTCCTAGTGGATTGGGTGGAAAAGCAATGAAATACTTATTGGATAACTACTTTGGTTTGGACAAGGAACAGATTAAAAAAATCAAAAATCTAAATAGCCGTTGGGTCACAATACAGAAGGGATTTCCAATGTCGGTAATGAGCGATAAGGAATGTTTTCTGTTAAACGACCACAGCGACGAGTAAAATGTGCCGTTTTTTACTCATTTCTGGTCTATTTTACCCTCAAAATAAGGGTAAAAAAGATACAATTGTAAGTGTCCCTATTGTTACAAATCTAAACAAATAATTCAATTTTTTGTTAATTTTAGTTAAGTTTTTACTTTAATTGGGAATGGGTTGGTTGTAATCTGGGTTGTGGGCTTCGCATCTTTCACAGGAGCGACAAGCGTGCTTATTACAATTATACACACTACAAGTTCTAGAGGTGCGGTTCATCGTGGGGCAGTGCCTACAATTACACCAGCGTCTCGCACTTCCAGTTTCCACCCAATCTGGTTGCCTCTGTCTCGTGGTCGCATTAACCCCAGCCCTATTGGCTAGTGGGTTGCTCACAACAGTAGGATTAATCCTAGTGGTTGGTGCTGGGGCAGCAGGTTGAGGAGCAAGTTGTCCGTCTTCTATATATACGATGTCGTGTGGGACATTAACAAACTCGTAGTCGCTCTGGTTGGCGTAGATGGGTATTCTGTAATGTCCTCTAGAACCATCCTCGTGGAGCATACTAAATCTTTTATATATATTACCAGTTCTGTAGTAAATCACCCTAGAAGCCACATCAATAAAATATCCGTTGCTTCTAGTTTCCATATAATAGAACTCAACAGACCCAGCGTGACCATCGTGCTCTCGTTCCACCATATAATCCAGAACTTCCATTGAACCAGCGTTCAACATCACTTCAACATCACGGCGATGAAATCTGCGGAATTGTCTGTGAGTATTAAGAGCAGGAGCAGCCGCAGGAGCGACCACAGGAGCGACCACAGGTGGAGCAGGAGCAACTAGAGGAGGCGGAGCAAGGGCAGTAGCAGGAGTAAGAGCACCAGAACGATATACAATTTGTCCATTTTCAACACTAAAGTTTAATACTAATCCCCTAATATTTGGTGCTTGAGTTCCAACTTGGGTGCGAAGACGCTGGACTTCTTGTTGAAGCCGCCTCTTTTCGTCGCAGTGCTGGCGGATAGCGTTTCCGTCCGCTACCAATCTGCCTTTGTAATAAGCAATCACATCGTCAATTCTCTCACAAGGTATTTGCTCTGTCTTGCGACAGATGGGACAAGAGATTAGAGGGCAATTCCCACAATCTTGCGACATTGAGACCAAGTGTCCGCTGGTAATAATGTTGTTTTTACAAATATAACAGACATCGTGACCGCAACCACGAAGGGTATTCTTGGGGCGAACTTCGCTGTAACTTTCGTAGCAAACTGGGCAATCCATTCTATAGTTACCCTAGATTTTAATGTTTAAATCGTTTTCAATTTTTTAGATTTCTAGATTTCTAGAAAAGGGAGGGTAGTTTGCCTCTAGTAGAAACCAGAAAAAGAAGTTCAATTTTTTAGAAGTTTCCTAAAAAGGAGAACATCTTTTTATTCCACCAAAAGCGGTGTAATAAAATATTAACTAAATATATAGAATGTCGTATAGAGATGCCTTAGGTTACGAAAGTTTCACAATTCCAATAGCGACTGTATTAGCATACGCAGGACAATCTGTTCCTGCTGGTTTTTTGAAGTGCGATGGTGCTTCTTACTCTATTGCTGATTATCCTGACTTATTTAGCGAGATTGAGAATGTGTATGGTGGAGCAGCCCCCAATTTTAATGTCCCTGATATGACCACAGAAACATATATTAGAGGAGCAACTACGAGCAGTGGATTGATACCAACCCCATCATTCGCTTCTCTCACACTAGTGGCTGATGATATTCCCACTTTAACGACTGCGGATTGGTCGTCCAATATAAACACCAAATTACCTACTACTTTTCAAATCCCTACGCAAGGTGTAGGCAATTTATACACAAACATTATCAACGAAAGTTACGAGGTATTTATTGAAGCAGGACTTACAGACCCAAACCAAATCCAGAAAAAAGATACTGGGACTTCCAACGCTGCTACTGTAAATATTATTGGAAGCAACGCAGAGTTAGTCACCAATAATACACCCATTAATATTGGAGTTTCACTACCAGCATACCAGATGATTTACATTATCAAGGCGAGATACGCTCCACTACCATCATTTCCTCAAGCGTCTCCTACCGCTTATATAGATGATTTTTATTTGAGAAACCCTAATACTTTAGATTTTAACCCCAAAATATCTGGTTTCATATTCCAATCTAATCTTACGCCTCTCTAATAATAATATATTCGTTAATAGTATAGAATGTCCGTAAAAGATAGTTTAGGTTATTATAATAGTCCTCTCCCTGTAGGAACTGTTACTGCTTTCGCTGGTGTTAGACCTCCTATTAAGTGGTTACTCTGTGACGGCTCTCTAATTACATCATCACAATATCCATTATTGAGTAATGTTGTAGGATTTACATACACAACAACATCAAGCGGAATAATTGGTGATGCTAATGCTGGTGATGTTAATTTTACTGCGAATGTAACTTCAGGAACTTTAACAGCAGGACAACATATTCTTATCAATTCAAACCCACCTATACAGATAGAAGTGGATACATTTGATATGAACACAGGAGACGGCACTTTTGTAACACCTTGCACTGCGAATATATCACAATTGGGAATTACTTTTGAGACAGACCCAGCATTTTTCAATTTACCAAACTTGGTAAATAGATACATTCAAGGAGGTTCAACCACATCGCCAACCCCAACACCAGCCCAAGTGACTGCGTCATTCACGGTTGATAAAGATAATATGCCTACGATTTATCCATCAGTAGAGAGTTATACTGCTACAGCAGCGACAACTGGAAACTCAGTAAGGTATAATGTCGCAACGACCACTCTTGCTACAGATGGTTTTGAAGACGCAACTATAGGTCGCAACCAAGGGTCTTTATCTCCGTTGTTTGAAGGTTTCTCTCCACCAATTCCAGATGTAACATTATCATACACAAACCCAAACCAGTCCGCATTTTCAGCACCAATCACATTAACAGGAGGAGGAGCGGTTACTGTTCAATCTCTAGAGATGACTTATATTATCAAAGCAGAGTATTAAATAATCTTTAGATAGAGTATAGAATGTCGGTAAAAGATGCTTTAGGATATCAAGGATACTCATTACCAGTTGGGACTGTCCTCTCCTACGCTGGTGTGAGAGTTCCTCCAAAATATTTACTCTGTGACGGCAGCACGATTTCAAAATCTCAATACCCTATTCTTTTTGATACACTTGAATACACATATGGGGGTGCTGGGGACAGTTTTACTCTTCCTAGTTTAGTTGGTTCTTATATTTCTGGTTCTGCTACAAATACAGGGGCAACGATAGCAGGTTCAGGGACTACAGGACAATACACACTAGCATTAACAGAAAGTAATATTCCTTCTGTTCCATCAACAGACATTAGTGTATCTACTATATTTGCTGAAACAACTGTTCCTGCCCCACTAGCCCAATTACCTGCGACTGGTGTCCAAACAATAACAGGAGGGGCAGTAGGGTGGAGAGATATACAACCTAGTGGTCAGCCAAACACGACACAGACAAACATTTGTAATGTTACTGTTAATACGATGGAGTTTGGATATACTGCTCCGTCATACGCAACACGAGTTATAACCTCCAGTGTCCCTGTAGAACCAAACTATATTAGTTTGATGTATATCATTAAGGCGGAATATTGAGTTAGTTTAGGAAAATAAATATCACATTATATTATAACTAATGTCGCAATTTAATGTGGTCAAGAACTCCACCAACCCAGACCAAGTTTATTTTGATGTGACTGTGACGAATTTTGAAAGCACAACTACATTTCCGCCTGTGTTTTATTACAATGAGAGCAGAACGATGCCGTTCATTGAGAACCCAGAGGATTATTTCTTGTCTATTGTCCGCTTCACAGTGGAAACGACGACCCTTCCCACTCAAATTGTATCTATTGAGCCAAACCAAGCAGATATAAAAAAGACAATCTACAGTGTGACTTTAGAGTATCCTGGCTTCGCACCCCAACAAGAATTTATAGAATGGATACCTCAGGATAATCTTGCTCCTATTCCTCCTGCTCCAAATACGACTGCGAATGGTCTCCAGTATGATGGTGGTGGATATTACAACGCTTATTCTAATACTTGGTTTATTAATTTAGTAAATACTGCTCTAAAAAAAGCGTTTGACGACCTTCAAACTGCTGCCGCACCAGCCCTAGCCAATACTTTTGCCCCATTCTTACAATGGGATAGCAGCAGCCAGAGTGCCGTTCTTTTAGCAGATGTGGATTTTTACGATAGTTTTCCAAAGACCCCACCAGTCCCATATATCAAAATCTATATGAACGCCCCTCTTTTTACCTTCTTTAACAGTTTTCCATCAATCCTCAACGGATATATAGGCATTGCGGACGGAAAGAACTTCCAACTCCAAATAGGCAACAACAACTATAGCAATCTTCAAACGATTACCTTATCTGCACCTGGCGTAGTCCCTATCGTTCAATATCGTGCGATGTCCCTCTATCAAGAAGTTTCTACAATTCCCAACTGGACACCCATTACATCTCTCGTTTTTACTTCTGGAACTTTACCAGTCGTTCCTAACCAAGTCAGCACTCCCCTAATATACAACAACAGCCAACAGATTGCTTTAGGAGGAAATAACGCCGCCATATCTAATATTATCACAGATTTAGTCGTCCAATCTGGTGACTACCGCAGTAATGTTGTTTATCTTCCAGAGGCACAATATCGTCTTATTACTTTACGAGGAAACACGCCCATCAAACAACTTGACCTTGAGATATTCTACAGAGTTAAGACAGGACAACTTATCCCATTTAGGTTGGGTTCTGGACAGACAGTTACGATGAAATTGGCTTTCCTTAAGAAAGAAAGTATCCAATTCGCCAACCATTTGAACCCCCTTTTACCCACCACTTCTATCCCAACTTCCCCTCCAACCACCAACAACCATTTAGCCCCCTCTTATCAAGGAGATGGGATAGTTGGAAGTGGAAGAAGGCGGTAGTTATTTAGGGAAAATCTGTTATATATTTATCTTTGGTAAATATATAAGATGAGCGATTTCAAAACCGTCCTTGTTCGTGATAGCGTAATTGGCGATATTACCAGCGATATTGACTTTGCTGTTAAATCAGGAGCGAGCCAGACCACATACCAGCGATTTCCTTCTACTTCCAACAGCAATTCGTCTGTTATTTTTAATGTCCAAGTCCCAAGTGAAAATGTTGTAATTGGGCGTGATATTCTTATCAACACTGGTCTTACCATTCAATTAACTTTAGGAAGCGAGACAGACGCTCAATACCAAGTCGCTAATGGTGTTACTGCTTTCCAGTATGGTTTGACGGACAGTTTCCAAGCATTTCCTTTGAACTCTCTTTTTACGACTGCTACGGCTCAAATTAACAACACCACTGTTTCCATCAACACGAAAGATGTTCTTCCTTCCCTTCTCCGTATGAACAACTCTAGGGAACTTTACCGCTACAACAGTATGACCCCTGCTCTCCCTGACCAAGCGTATGGAGAGTTTGCTAACGCTGTTGGTGCTAGCAACAACCCCCTTGCTTCTTACTCCACCGCTTCCTACGATTTAGACCAAGTTCCTCGTGGTTCTTTCCCTGCTAACATCACAGTCCTTCACAAGTATTCACTCAACGGTGCTGCCCCTGTGTATGAAACGAATATTGCTGGTGGTATTACCGTCGGTGGTATAGCATACACTTTTAACTCATCCTCAACATTGTCCAAGGGAACTGGAACAACCGCAAACGAAGACACTTGGACTATCCTCGTCCAGACAGTTGTGAGCGAGCCCTTGTTCCTTGCCCCTTTTATCTTTGGTGACCCCCAATTCAATGTCCAAGGACTTTTAGGCATCAACAATATGAGTTTCACGCTAAATATTGACGGCACCTGTGGTCGTGTCTGGAGCACATCCAACCCCTACACTTCTGCTGTCTCTCTTGGCTCATCTGTCTTTGGTTTCGCCAACGGCTTCGCTGTAAATGCTGTTAATGGTGTGAGCACGATTGGACTTACTGGTGTCCAACCCTCCGCACCATCTCTGCTCTTCAAGTTCCTATCTACCCAGCCCAGCGACCTTGTCCAGACCAAGAATATCGTGCCTTATATGGATTATCCTCGTTACCTTACGAATGCTGCTAACCAACCTTCATTGGCTACTCTTGCGACTGCTACACTCACATCTAGCAATCTCCAAATCAACCAAATTCCTGACTTGTTTATTATTAACATCCGCAAACCAATGTCTCAACAGAACTGGGAGGATGCTTCTGCTTTCCTTACCATCAACAACATTAGCATCAATTTGAATAACCAATCTGGTCTCCTCTCGTCTGCCTCTGCTTACGACCTCTGGAGAATGTCTGTTAAGAACGGCTCAACTCAATCGTGGGCTGAGTTTAGCGGACAGGCGAGCCAATCTGTTCCCCTTGCTCCAGCCACTATCAACGGTGGCGGTCACTCTATCGCTTCAACTGGCTCTCTCTTGGTCATCAACCCTGCTTACGACTTGTCTCTTCCTGACTATATTACCTGCGGTTCTTTAGGAAACTACAACTTCCAGTTCCAAGTGAATGCTACCAACCAGTTTTCCTCAACCATCTCCCCTGAGATTATTGTTGTCTGCGTCAATAGCGGCATCTTCACGACCCAGCAAGGTGTATCTGCGGTCTATACTGGTATTCTTACCAAAGAGATGGTCTTGTCCGCCAAGGCAACCCAACAGGCAGATGCTTTCCACTCGCAAGAGATTAAGCGTATGACTGGTGGTAGAATGTTGGATGGTGCTTTGACTGCGATGAAGGGTATGCGTCGTCATATGAAGGGTGCTGCTTCCAGCGGCGGTGCTTCATCTGGAGGTGCTGGCGTTTCTGGAGGTGCTAAGTCACGCCTTTCAAAGATGTGTTAAGTAATTTCAATTTGAACTTTAAAAATATTTAGCCATATTATATTCTTGATATAGTGTATAATATGCCTCAAGCGAATATTACCTACGATGTTCCTTACAACAAGAAGTTAGTGAGCATTCTTGATGAGATGGACGAGAAACACTGGAAGAAAGCGTATCCTGCCTACCATCCCAATCCTCTTGGATACAGATTGGGTGCGTTTCACGGAGAAATGGTTGGTGGTGGTTCAAGCCCAATGAAATACAACCCTTCTGGAAATTCTCCTGCTTATCCTCCCCACAATCTCTCTAGTGGTTTAGCCGTTCATTCTGGTGGTGCTAGATACGCTGGTTTAGACGGAGCGGTTGGTGGAATGCGTCATCCTGCCGACAGAAGTGTTGGTGGCGACTGGATTGATGATGCTGGTCGTTTTATTAGTGCTATTTCCCCTCTTGCCCCTCTTGCTCTTGGCTTGGGTCGCAAGAAGAGAGCATCAAAAAAGGGTGGTCTTTCTTTTGGAGATATTGGTAATGCTCTTTCCAAAGCCGCCGATAAAGCCCTTCCCATTGTTACACCTGTTCTCCAGAAGGTAGGAGAAGAATATGTTAAAAAGAAACTTGGTTTAGGAAGAAAGAAGGGTGGTAAGGGAATGCCTCTTGGAGAGATGGTGGAAAGTTCTGTGCCTCTTGGTGCTGGTGCGAGCGGTGGTAAGAGAACCAACAAGCGTGCCGAGATTGTGAAGAAAGTAATGCGTGAGAAGGGGATGAAAATGATTGAGGCATCTAAATATGTAAAAGCAAATAAATTGTATTAAATTATATCTTGATATACTATAAAGATGCCCAAGTTTTTAGCACCCAATAATCCAGCATTGAATACTTTAGTCAAGATAAAGAAGATTGTGAATGCTCGTAACAAAAAGAAGTTTAAGGATACTGAGCCAGCAGTTCAATCATTACTAGGTCAAGAGGAATTGTATGTTGGTCTTACCAATCGTATGACTGCTATCAACGCATCGCTCGTTGAAATATCTCAAGCACTTGTTCTTACTGCCGATGCTCTTGCTCCTCGTGGAAATAGAAGAGCACAACAAATCAACACCACGATTGCTGACCGCTATTTAACTGCGTCTGCTAACTTGGTGAAATTAGCCAAAGATGCGTTGTTATTTGTTAGAGGAAAGTTGAAGGGTTCTCTCAATCAATTTACCTTTGAACAAGTGAATGATGTTGCGAATGTATTAATGTCTATCCAGAATAAAGAAGCAACGATAGAACAAGTATTAGATGGGTTGCCTGATAGCGACGCCGCTGACCGCCTTGCCGATATATTTGATGAATATGACCACGATTTAGTTGAGTTCTTGAATGTAATTGAGAGTGCCTTGTTGAATTACAGACAAATCCAACAATCTGGAACGCCCTTTGGCGACGCAGGTATGGTTGGAATGGGTGCTCTCCGTATTGGCTTGGACTTTGCTCCTACTTGGGCGACGGCAGATAGAAACCCCCCAAGAGCCAGAGCCGATTTAATTCGTCCTTCTTTACCTTATCGTTTTCGTTAATATTATCTTTATTTAATATATATGCCTATAGAGTTTGTAATAGACGAGAAACCCAAGAAAAAGGGCGGTAAATTATCTGTTAAAAATATATCTGGATTATTGAAGAAATCATACGACACTAAACTTGGCGACTACGGCGACTATCTTATAGACAGAGAATTAAGCGATGATAGGGCTCAAGTATATAAGAAGAGAGATAGTGGAGAAGCCGTCGTGGTTCATCGTGGAACAAAAGGTTTAGG